TGCGGGCGAGCTTATGAAGATTGCGGGAGACAGCCGCCAGCAAGCGTTTTTGGGCAATGGTCCAGACGGTGCTCAAGGCATCCTGCATCGCTACCTTGAGCTTCAGAAAGACGATGACGGGCGTGCTAAGACCGTGCACCTTGATCGCCGTCGCTTTGGTTCCCGCTTTGATCGCCAGCCTAACACCAAGACTTTAGGGTGGTGATGAATGGCTACGATAAACTCGGACGTTGTTCGCTTCTCCCCTTCTGGCCTGTGTGACAGTCTTGATGAGACCAACACCGCGCCCGGCGGCATGGCGATCCTTCAAAACCTTATTCCTGATCCGACCACAAAGAACTTGTGGGCTTGCCGTCCTGCGGCCACGCCTTTAACTGCGGGACCTATTCTCCCTGCGGATTTTAACGCTGATTTTAACACAGACTTCAATTCGCTTTCAGGCGGTGCAGGACCTATTGTCGTCATCAAAGCTATCGGTAACTTGCTTTATGGTATGCGTAACAGCATCACTTATTCAGGGTACGATGAGCCGTTCATATTCAATCTTTTAACAAACACGTTTGTTCTTGTGAACAACATCACTTCTTCTAACTTACCTGCCACTCAGGCAAGTTCAGGGGATTGGGCGCCGCCAACAATCGACACCGTAGGCGTAAACGTGATTGTAACCCATCCGGGCTTTACGGGGTCAAACTACATTGGTTGGTTCAATGTATCCAATCCTAACAACATCTTTTGGAACGCGGGCAATCTTGCAGCTCCGGGAGCTGTACAATCGCTGGGGACGATCACAGGCGGCTCCGGCTACACCAACGGAACTTACCCTCTAGTTACGTTCACTTGCGCCTCAGCGTTGACGCTGGGCACACTTGTCGGCGGTTCTGGATATATAGCGGGGTTCTATTACAATGTGCCGCTTACGGGCGGTTCAGGGTCTGGAGCGCAAGCTACGGTGCAGGTTGCGGGCGGCGCGGTTACGGTTGTGACCATAACTCGCGGCGGCGTAGGTTACGCCGTAAACGATACGCTTTCGGCGTCAAACACCAATCTGGGTGGTACAGGCGCGGGCTTCTCTATCAAGGTTGCCACGATCTCTGCGGGCACGGGGATGACAGGATATGTCACCGTAGCATTAGGAGCGGTCTCATCTATCGTCATTCTTAACAGCGGGTCTGGGTACAACACGACAGACGTGGTAACGACCGCTGCAGCAAACATCGGTGGTACGGGTTCAGGGTTTAGTGCGGCAATAGCGCTGACCTATTACGGGCTTATTACGTTTACTTCACCGCCTTCATGGGTGTCTCAGTTTGCACAGCGGGCATATTTTGGGGTCAACCCAACTGTCGGTCAACCATCCGTTGTGTTTACCGATGTGCTCTTTTTGAATTGCAGCAACGCAAACCAAGCACTGACATTTGGCGACAGCTTAAAATTAACGGCGGCGCATGGCTTGCCTTTAAACAACCAAAACGGCGGCGTGATCCAGTCCTTGCTTGTGTTCAAAAGCACCAACAACATTTACCAGATCACTGGGGACTATATAGGTTCAACACTATCTGTAAACACGCTCAACGCGGCTACGGGCACGTTGTCTCCTTGGTCAATCGTGGATACGCCTCGCGGCGTGGCTTTCCTTGCCCCTGACGGATACCGTGTGGTAGATTTCTTTGCCCGCATTTCTGACCCGATTGGGGTTGCGGGTGAAGGGGTTGTGTACCCGTTCCTGAATAACTTATACCCAAGCCGTGTGGCTTCTTCTTGTAACGCCAACGTCATGCGCGTAAACGTGCAACCGTCCGATGTGGTCGGTACGCCGTATCAAGAATACTGGTACGACATTTCGCGCAATCTTTGGTCTGGCCCACATACGTTTCCGGCGCAAGCCATAACCGCTTACAATAACGAGTTCATTATTGTACCTCGCGCAGTTCCGGCGCAACTTTTTGCAAGCGCGGTTGTGCCCAACCCGACAACAAGTTCGATTGAGAACGGCGCTCAAATGCAGTTTGTTTTTCAGACAGCAATGATGGCCGACCCCGGCGCTCTTTCAATGATGAACGTTGCTGATCTTACGGTAAACATGGCGCTGGTTACAGGGCAAGCGCAGATCAACATGGCGCTCATAGATCAGGATGGCTCAGTTTATAATTCTGTATCCTATCAAGTTACAGGCGCACCTTCCAAGTGGGGCGCGATGACATGGGGGTCTCCTACCGTATGGCGCGGGGCTTCCAACTCTTTACGCCCTCGACGTGCGGCGTTTACAGCCCCTGTTGTTTATAGACGAATTGCTGTATATGTGTCTGGCCCTTGTGCTCAGGGGTTCCAGATCGGTGACATTTTCTTGAGGCGTCAAATCCTCGATTACACACAGGCGACACTATGAAGAAATGGCTTGCACTCCTTTTTGCGGTTCTGGTTACGCCCGCGCAGGCGCAGATATTTGCGTCCTACCCTTACACTTTTCAAAACGGCACGATTGCCGATGCTACTCAGGTAAACGCCAACTTCAACGCTATTTCTTCAGCAGTGAATGCCGGAGCGGCGCATAACGGTTCCAACTCAGACATTACTTACCTGACTGGGCTTATTGGCTTCTCTGCGACTTCGGGCACGCTCTCGGGGTCTTTAGCTGTAGGCGGGGCGTTTAACGTGTTGGGAATTACAACCGTGGGCAACGACTTGTTCATGACGGGTACAGGAGAGCTTGACCTTCCGTCAGGCACAACCGCGCAGCGCAACGCGTCCCCCAACGCGGGTATGATCCGGTACAATACATCTCTCAATCTTTTTGAAGGGTATGGTGGGGCATCTCCTGCTTGGTCGCCTTTGGCGGCAAACCCGTCTGGGTTTTGCATGGCTTCAGGGTTGCAGATAAACAACGATGCAACCACCCCAAATACTCAAGTGGACGTGGCTTCCAATTTTGTTCAGCTTGCCAACTACGCTGGCAGCGGGTTAGCGTTTACTCGCTCAAATGTGTCCGTAGTGATTAACGCCGCTACCACCGGAGCGAATGGGCTTGATACAGGGTCATTGGCGGCAAGCACTTGGTATTATGTTTGGTTGATCGACAATGGCGCTAATACGGCGGGGCTTCTCAGTTTGTCGGCCACTGCGCCCTCGTTTCCTTCAGGGTATGTTTATGCGTGCCGTTGGGGCGCGGTGCGGACAAGCGCCAGCAGCGTATTCTTACGCACTTTGCAAAAAGGGGCAAAGGCAAATTATGTAGTAACCGCTTCAACAAACACAAGCACTTTGCCTTTAATAGGCAATGGGACGGCTACGACAACTATAGCTACATTACCTTTTATTCCCCCAACGGCGGCGCAAATTTCTTTTGTTATGTCGCAATCCAATATTAACGGGTGCGCGTTAAACCCAAATTCTACTTACGGAGTACTTACTTCTGCTTCAAATCCCGCGTATGTGAGCGTAGGCGGACAAGGGGGTGTTACAAGTTCGTATAGCGCCATCCCCGCAACATTTACACTTGAAAGCGCGAACGTATATTACACAGCAGGGGATGGCACTTGTTATATACGGGCGTATGGATGGACGGACAACGTGCTTGCGTTTTAACCGCCCTATACAGGGCATATAGGAGAGTAAAATGGCAAAAGACAAATCAAGCAAAGCAGGTAAATCAGGTCAGGCAAGCATGTCGGCAGGAATGAAAAATCGCATGCCTTCGAGCAGCGACAAATCAACCCAGCTCAAGATGGGCCCTTCAGTTGACAGCAACGCTGTGCGTACAGGCACCGCAGAAACTTCGGCGACCATTGGCCCACGCTGCTAAAGTTACCTATCAGTGGGAGCGCTTCGCGGATGCAATTCACGAGGCGCTTCCTCTTCTTAAAAAGAACTGGGAAGAGACCGGGGACGGGGGAGACTTTGAACCTAACTTCGACCAGTACTTTGCAATGGAACGCGCAGGCGTTATAAAATTTTTTAGCGCCCGCCGTGACGGTGCGCTGATAGGCTACCTATCTATTTTTGTAACTCCTGAATTACATTGCACACGCCGCAAAACGGCAATCAGCGATGCGTTCTGGGTACATCCTTTAGAGCGTGAAGGCTGGGTTGGTTACAAGCTCTTGAGCCTATGCGAAGAAGGTCTTCGTGAGTTCGGCGTTTCGCGTATCGACTTGATGCCTAAGATTGATTTTAAGAACGATAACGGGTACAGTGTCAGCAGCATTATGAAGCGGCTTAAATACACACCGCATGAAATCCGCTACGTTAAAATAATAGGAGAGTAATATGTCTGGTGGTGGAAGCGCTCCCTCGGTGCACCAATACAGCTCGATGCCCGCTGCCGATACAGGCGCAATATCGGGCATTCAAAGTTTACCTACGGTCTCCGCAGCGACGGGGTACAACCCCGCAAATACGGTTGCTCAGGGACAAGGAATTATTGACGCTGCAACGGGGCTCCCACAGTACGCAATGGCGGCGCTTCAGGCGGGGTATGATCCGCAACACGCTTTATATACGCAAGGATTAAACACCAACACTCAGCAAGCTCTTGCGGCTGAAGCTGCGGCGGGTGTAGCAGGTACGCCTTACGGTGCGGGGCTAACTAATCAGGCTAATACAAATTATAACCTTGGTTGGGATAGTCAGGCGCTTGCGCGTATGGCTTCAGGCGCAGGTACAGCTCAGGGGCTTCTTGGAGAGTACGGCGCGGGTACGGCTATGGGTGCAAATCTGCAACAGGCGGGCGGGCAGTATGCTATGGGTATCCCACAGCAACAGACGCAAGATTATCTTAATTACATGCAGGGCGGTACACAGGCCAGCAACACGGCGGTTAATGCTTATAATGCGCAGCAGAACGCTGATAACTCTATGTGGGGTGGGATCGGGCAATTAGGGGGAGCCTTGATCGGCAAGATTTAAACGAGGTGTATCATGGCTTTTGACCCTAGTTCTTTTGCTCCAAACCCGAACCTGATCCAACAGGGTAACGACCGTCGGCAGGCAATTCTTCGGGCTATGCAAGCACGCCTTGACCCTGCAACAGGAATAGGCAAAGCTCCACCTTTGCCCGGCGCACCAATGCAGAGCGCGGCAATGAACCCTATGGGGCCCCCAGCTCCTCAGTCACAGCCTAGTTTTGCGCCGCCTCCAAGCGCACCGCCTCCAATGCCTATGGGCAACTATTTGGCGCCTCAAACCGCTATGACTATGCCGCCCGCGCTAAACCATTATATGCCAGAGCCGCCTATGAGCGCAGCTTCTCCTCCGCCTTCTCAAACCAACTACGGCGGTGGGGACATACAAAATCTTATTACGAAGCACGCGCAGGAAGCGGGCGTTGACCCGAAGTACATGCTCGCCGTTGCAAAGCAGGAAAGTAGTTTTAAACCTGACGCAAAAGCCAAAGCATCTTCAGCGGGCGGGTTGTTTCAGTTTACTGATAAAACTTGGAAAGCTTACGGCAAGGGGGACAAGTACGACCCTGTAGCCAACACGCAAGCGGCCATAAAGTTTACAAAAGATAATCAGAATTATCTTGCCAAGCGTGGGATCGAGCCTACACCCGGAACCACTTATCTTGCCCATTTCTTTGGTGCGGGCGGGGCAACGTCGGTTTTGAAAAACCCTAACGACCTTGTGTCGGATCATCTTAGCGCGAATGCAATAAAAGCAAACCCTTTCCTTGCGGGGAAAACAGGGAGCGATATGCTTTCGTGGGCGGAGAAGAAAATGAATTATTCGCCTACACCTTCGTCCGTGGGCAACCTTGCCCCTAAACCCGCCCCTGCACCTTCGCAGACCCCCACATTTATGAAGACCGGAAGTTCCGATATGGCTTCCAACGGTTAAGGATAACGACAATGGCTTTTAGTCTTGGTGGCCTCGCCAGTGGCCTTGTCTCTGGATATGACCTCAGCCAAAAATGGAAACAGCAAGGTTTAGAACAAGCTCGCCTTAAAAATCAAGACGATGCTACCGCTGCATGGGGTAAAACTCTTGCGTCCCTTGGGGTGGATGTTCCTTCCGTTCCCGGCGCTGCTGGCGGCGGTGCTCCTGCTGCTGGCGGTGCTTCTTCTATCAACCCGTATTCCTACGCTGCCGCTGGCCCAGCTACAGGCGGCGTAGAAATGCCTCCGGCTATGGCGATGGCTCAGGCGGCGCAACCCGCTCAACCGATGCCACCATTAAATTCCGCTGAACGTACTCTGATGAACAGCCCGCCTCCAAACGCTTCAGACCCTCGGCAGTTAACAGGGTATTACCCTCCTCGTGCGGGAGAAGCCGGAAGCGTAATGGCTTATGACCTTCCTCGTGAAGCAACAAGTGGCTACACACCTTCACCCGCTTTACCCCCCGCACCTCCGCCAAGTACTTTGCCGGGGAATTATTCTTTTGGCGGCGGCATTGCCGCACCAGCACAAATGCCTGCATGGAACCAACCCGCGCCGCAACCTCCACAAGGCGGTGCTCCTATGGGTGGGGCTCCTATGGG